GTCAGTTTTGTAGAAGTCATAAGAACCTCTTCTAAATCCTGAAAAACCTAAGTTAAGCGCCATATCCTCACTGTTAGAGAATACACCGTAAGATGTACCACCTGCTCCGTAAGAATTTTGAGTAGCTAACATATCATCAATTGCTAGAGATACTTCTCTATTAATGAATAACATGTTTTCTTCAATTGCTCCTTGAGAATCAAATTTCTTAAGAATGTTATCAAAAGAACCTAAATCATCTGTTGGAGAAGTACCTGCGATACCAGTAGTAACATGACCTCTTGAAGTTACTGCCGCGAAAAGACCTTCAGTACCTGCAGTTCCTTCTGACCCTGCTGTACCTAATTGAGAGTCTACACCACCAGCTGCTGCTGCTAGTTCACCTTCAATCATTGCCATTTCTAAGTTATCTTCAAATCTTTGTCTTGTGTCACCTTCAGCTTTTAAATACCATAGGTAACCTGACTGTCCTTGTTCTCCTGTTACTTCAACCCATCCAATTTGAGAAGAGTCAGATCCTGAAACTTCATACTTATCTTTAATGATAATTGGTTTGTTAGTTAAAGACGCAAAAGATGGTTGTACTGCGTTTGTCATTCCTGCTGTTCCTTTTTTAAATTCAGAACCATACACGAATAAGTCACAAGTTGCTGTACCATCGTCATCTGTTGTTACGAAACCTGACACAGCTCCCACTGTTGCACCACCTGTATAAGGTATTGCTGTTAAAGTTGTGTTGTCCGCTGCTACTGCAGAAATATACGCTTTAATTACTGTAGGAGAAGTCGTGTTATCGCTTAATACGATAGTTTGACCTACTCTTACTGCGTGAGTTCCTGAAGAAGCTATTGTAATTACACCAGTGTTAGCTACTGCTGCACCTTTATAGTGTAAATGTAATCTACCTTGCTCAGACCAAACTACTTGGTCAGAAGTCATAGGCATTTCAGCGCTTACCATTCTTAAGAAAGAAGCTATTGATCTGTTTCCAAATACTTCTGCTTCCTGCTCATATAAGTCCGGTAAATACTGCTGAGACCAATCGTTTGAACCACCTGTAAATGATAGGTAGTTAGACGATAATGTCTGTTTAGCTGGTGCTGGCGTTGAGTTCAACGAGCCTCCAGCTGATGGAGTTATTGCTGCCATTTTATTTTAATTTTAATTATTATTTATTTTTTTAACTTAATACGTAGCTTTGAACTATCGTCTCCTGATATTGCTCTTACTTTTATTCCTCCTGATTCAACAAAACCACCACTAGATTGTCTCGGGTCCATGTTTATATTTTTGGACTCTGCTGAGATTTCTTTTACGGCTTCTGTTTTACCAAGCTGATAAAAATGATTAGCTATGCTATCAGCGTTTTTTGCGGCAAATAATGCTTTATGATAACCATACCCATCTTGAAGTGTTACATTATCTTTGTCTAGGTAACTTCCTACAACATTCATAATGTCCATTTGAGTATTTTTAACTTTATCAACATCTTTTAGTTTAAATTTAAATTTCCTGTTATCAATATTGAAATCAAAACCTTTGAATTCTTGATTGAAAACTTCATTTGTTTTTTGATTAAACGTATCTGTCGCTTTCTCTTTAACCTGAGCAACTGCTTGCTGCTCATTACTGTATCTATTAAAAAAGTCAATTGCTTTTTGCTGTTCTAAATTTAGATTAGCAGAAGGCTTTACTTCTTTATAGTATTTTTCTTTTTGCCCATGCAAATGCGCTTTTGCTTTTGCAAGCTCCTCTTTAAAAGCTAATTGCTTTCTTTTAATATCTTTAGCATCATCTATTTCATCATCATACGAAAAATTATCTTCTACTAAAAAGTTAATTTCTTCAGAATTAAGGTGAGGTTTTGTTGTGTTATAATATTCTTTTAATAAATTATCATTATCAAGTTTATCATAATCTTTATTTAATCGCACATAGTCTTGCATAGATCCCCCCGTTTCATTCATAAAGTTTACAAGATCACCAATACCCTCTGGTATGTTTATTTCAGGTTCTTTTTCCGTAATTGCTTTAGGCTCTTCAGTTTTTATTTGATTTGCTTTAGGCTCTTCATTTACAACTTCCTCAATTATCGCTTCTTCTTTTTCTTCTTTTTCTTTACTTTCTCCGGTAGACTCTTTAGGTTGCGTTTCGTTTTTTTTACGTATTTCTTCGCTAGCTTCGGATCCGTCGCGAACAGAAATCTCATCTGTGCTTTGCTCTTCAGTGGCATTGTTTTCTTCTTTAGGTTGTCTTAAATCTACTTTAGTGACTGTTTCAGTCCCAGTATCAAGCCCCATTTTTTTAAGGACTTTCGTTTCTTTTTCAGCTATAGACGGGTTATCACCTTCTACAACTTTTGCTTTAATTTCTTCTGACATAATATAATATAATTGTATTTATTCTTTTAATAAAGGTAAGAATAATTAACCTTATAAGCCTTGATATGCAACAATAGTTCCTGAAGCTACATCAATTTCAGTCCAACGACCATAAATTGTTACTCCTTTTGGGAATGTTACACTGTCAACTACTAAGCCTGCAGCTCCTGCTCCAATGCCTTCCGTATTAACATATGTTGTTGCGCTTTCTGCAACTAAACCACTACTACTATCAAAAACACTGTCGGATAGCATTGTTATTGCAACCCATACATGGCCTGATGTTGGTGTTATTGCAGCTGAACTCGCTGTTGAATATGCTGAACCGTTTATACTACCGGTCCAATCGTTTTTTACTACTTTACCCATTTTTTTATTATTTAATTATTATTTAGGATCAAATTGTTCTAATCCAAAGCCTCCTAAATTATCAAATCCTGCAGATTCAAACTTTTTTGGTGGTTTATTATTTTTTCTTTGGTCTATTAATTCAGACTGTTGTGAAGCTTGTATTTTTGTTCTATCATCTTTTCTATCTTCACGATACTTGTCTTTATCATTAATCACTTGTAAATCCATTTCTTTAAGCTTTACGTTTAATTGAAACTCATGAAGCATAAGTTCTTTTTTAATAGCCGCCTCTCTTTCAAGTTTCTTTATATCAAATTCTGTTTGAGCTTGATTAATTTTCATCTTGCTTTCTGAAAATACTTGATTTTTTTGAATGTCCGTTGCTGCTGCCGCTTCTGCAGCTTTTGCATTAGCTTCTGTTTGTAATTGTATATTCCTAGTTTTTAAAGCTTGATCAGTTTCCATTTTTTTTCTTTTTCTAACTTTTAATAATTGATTAGCTAATTTTAAATTTTTAACTTCTCTTATATCAATTACATCTTCTAAAGCAACTTGATCTTTTTGCAAAGCCATTTGAATGTTATTTTCTAATCTTTGGCGCTCTTCTTCATCAGGAGTAAGTTCTAAGAATATACCAAAATCATGTAAATGTAATTCCGCCACTTCTTGCAGATTTGCTAAATTAAACTTGCCTAAAGAATTTATAAAAGAATTTTTAGTATTTGCAAATTCTAATACATCCGCTATTCTTAAGCTTACTGCTTCTGCGGTTTTTAAAGTAAGATATAAACCGGACTGTAACACATGTCTTGTAGCAGTATTTGAGTTTGCTGCTGCTAATTTTTGTAAACCTACTAAAGCATTTTTATCAGGAACCGAACCATCCCTTGCTTCATTAAGGCCGGTAACATCTCTCATGTTTTGCAAATAATAATTATACGCAGTAATAAGACTTTGTATTTTTGCACCTCCACTACTACTTTGTAATTCTTGAATAGGTACTCTTCCATTATTAAACTCTCCATCTTGAGTCATTGATCTTCCTATAACTGATCCTGTTTGAAAAAACATATTTAAAGCTTCTTGTGGGTTATAGTTTGTGCCATTTCCTAAATCAACTTCTGCAATCCCATCAGCGTCTAAAAACACTCCATCTGGAACCATTCTTGACAACACTTGTTGTAGCTTTAAATGAGTTAACTGAATCATATCGGCAAACGTAGTCATTCGGCTAACTAGTGATTCTAGTTTTCCCTTATACATTCTTGGTGCAACAATATTATATGACATTTCAACTTTAGTAGTATCTGACTTAGGTCTTGTCATGTTCTCAGCTAGTTTCCATTCCAAAACATTTTCACTTCCAATTATTTTAGCGCCCGAATATAACACTTCTATAGTTCTGTTTACTTTTTCAAACCTAGCTCTTTGATCTGCAGGAGGGTCAAAAGTATCCTCTTTTCTAATAGCTTTTTTACCACCAGAGGTTGTCTCTTTAATTTTATAAGTTTGATTTTGATAAGTTTTATATTCAAAATATAATACATACACAAAACCATCGTCATCTCCGTCTACCGCTCCGTATGATTTATTATAAAGTAAATGACCAGAGCCATATCCGTTGTCTTCTATAACTTGTATTTCTTCATCAGTTAGTTGTGGAAATTCTTTTTTTAATTCAACTATACTTATTTTTTTAATTTCACCTACATAATATAAATCATCAAAATAAGGTGATTCAGTAAAAGAAAACACAATGTCAGAAGGGTCAACATACTTTATATTAATTCCGTCAGCAGTATTAAATGAATTTTTTACACAAGCCATACCAATAACAGCTATGTCATAATCTAACCTTTTTTTAGTTAGCTCATATTTGTTTTTATCCATTACATTCCTTAAAGCTTCTTCTTGTGCTATTTCAATGCCTTGCTTATAATCCATTTGCATATGAATTTCAAGTTCAGACTTGTCATAAGGTAATTTTTCTTTATCTGTTTTATAAATATTCATCCCCAACTCTTTCTGCACTTTTTCAGCGTATTCTTTAATTTTCATATCTCTTGTAACATTCTCCATGTACTGGCTTCTTTTTTGAACTGCCGCGGGGCTACACGAATAAGCTTTTATATCATACATTCTTTCTGCAATACCATTAACAACAATATCTACAAACTTAGGAATAATTGGCACTGGCTTCCAATCTAAATTTAAATAAGATAAGTCTCCGTTTATTGACAACTCGTCTTTATACTTTTGTATTGATTGCTCTCCTCTTGCATATAATCTTAATCTATGAAAATTTTCACGATTAGACTGATACCTTGAAGTACCAGAATCTCTTTTAAACCATTCTGATTCAATAGCTCTTCCTATCTTTTTTCCATATTCTAAACTTGACTTCTCTGCATTAGATACTGATTGACTCGGGAATAATCCTGTTGGGTGTGACTTTGCCATTTATTTTAATATTTTTGAAAAATTTCCTTGATTATTATATTTTTTAAATTCAAATTCTAATTTTTTTGTTGTTTTAAATACAGCAGGTGCATACATATTTTTATTACATGCCATTATTGCAAGCCCTGAACTTATTGCTGCATCAAATTTTGTTCTTTTATTTATATCAAACAAAGCCCAATCATTTAATGTACGATCAAAATAAAGATCCCCATAGTTGTTATCTTCTTTTAACCCTACATGTCTATCTATATATGATTCAATAGCTGCTGCGTGTGCTTGTCTAATGTCTTCAGAAGAGTTTGGAATTCCACCTACTTCTTTTTCTGTTACAGATAATTTATTATAACTTTTATCCGGTCTATTCATAGAATACCCTCTATATCCCCTCCTTTTTAAATAATATAAAAGTCTAGGCTTATTATTTTCTGCAAGCAAAGGCATACCGTAAAACACTAATGCCATTAATACATCTTCAAAAAACATTTCTGCCGTTGGAGGTCTTGATACATATTCAAGAAAAAAACTATTAGAAGGGGCTTCATCTAAGCTAAACTTAGTCAATCCATGCAATGCTCCTTTTGATCCTTGACCATCTGTCGTTCCGGATATATCGTAACTATCACATCCAAAAGCCCCTAAATGTTCGTTTCCTGGGGTTTTTCTACCTCTATTATTTATTACAACGTTTTGCATACGCACCGGTGGAATCCACGATACATTAAATCTTCCTTTTAAATCCGGCATAAATATAACTTTACTATCTTTTACACCATTTTCCCATTGAAAGTTTCCTTTTGATACAAACCCCGAGTTTTTTAAATCTCCATTGTAATCTATCTGTTCGTATATCTTTTGTAAATTAAATATACTATTTTTTGTTTCGTCTCTAAACGCATGCTCTTCTGTACGCGGGAATTGACGATAAAATTCATTTA